TTTTCTAAATTAGTGCTTGCAATGTCGGATAACTTAATGTCAAAATCGCTAGCCAATACAGCGATATACCAAAGGCAATCACCAATTTCACTTTTGATTTCAGACACCAGTCTTTCATCTTTACTATCTGAGCCATCTCTTATAATCTTCTTTACTTTGTTTGCAACTTCACCTGCTTCACCGGTCAGTCCCAATGTGGGGTATATAATGGCCTGTTCTCTCGGATATATTGCCGTTGTTTTGGCGACCTTTTGGTACATATCTAGGTCGCTTACTTTTTTGTATTTATTAGACTCATTACTTTGAGCGCCTAAATCTAATTCTAATTGTCCTGTCATGGTATTATCTCCCTACCTGTGGTAAATATTTTTGTTTAGTTTCTTCCCATGATAGATAGATTATATCATCATAGAAATGTGTTTCGGTAGACACTCTACCTTGTTTCTTCAAGCTTGTTAGTCTTTTCTTAGCATACTTGTTCTTCCATAAATCTGTCAAAGCTTCTGTAGAATTGTCAAATTTTCTTATTAATTTGTCAACAGTAATTTCTTCTTTTAAAAATTCTTTAGTATTTTCATATAATTCACCAAAATAAATGCCTCTGGCATGGTCAGATTTAATCAGTTTCTTATCTATTCCTAGTTGATTATATGTAAATGTGTGACTTCTATTTCTATGGTCTCTTTTGTGTGGTTGTCCTGTATCTTTCTTTGCAACATACCACTCAAAGTATTTGTATGTGTGGTTCTTCTTTAACCAATTTTGTATCATCATTCTAGTTGGTTTAGTAGGTTCATATGATACAGAACCAGCTGTCCAACCCATTTTCTTCCAATGTTTTAATCTATCGTATTGTGATAATGGTATCTCTTTTGTTTTACCATATAAACTTGTAGTTGTAACACCTACTAATTTATCTTTGTATTGATATTCCCAGGTTTTTTCAACAGTATCACTCAAACATAATAAGGCTAGTAGTTTCCCACCAACCAGGTTGTATCCAAGCGGCTGTATTGGTACAATTGTACTACCAATGCAAGTATGATTAATCATTCTTTGTGTCTTTGCCTCTCTGTCCCAACCAATATATTCGTCTCTAGGTGTAAGGTCTAAAAAGTCACTACTCATACATGTAACACCAAGATATTTCTTGGTAACTTTATCTCTAATTAAGAAGTTCAGATTTCTACCTATATTACTATTATTTTTCATAGTAGATAAAAATGTTCTTAATGCATTCCAGATTTCAGAACCTTTGGCATTTGTGTGCGATTGTACCTCAGCACCATCTGTCCATATAAGTTCAGGTTGTAATTCTAAATATTCTTCGGGGTCTTCAGGCAACCAGAAATTGTTTTTGACTTCTTGTATAACAACACCTTGTTCAGGTTTTAACATTGCTGGTTTATCATCAAAAAAACTATTTGTTTCAACTGTAGGATATCTGTCTTTTACCTCACACCATTTCTGATATAAAGTATATTCTTTTACATCCATTGCTGATACATAAGAAAGGTCTTTTATAACAGCCTCTTTTAAAGTCTCTGTATCTGGTGCTTCAATTTTATCTAAAGGATTATTGTCTTGCCAACTTTGCCATTGGTCATCAATAGACATACCTTTCTTCCACGAATAAGTCATTATGTAATCCTACTAGAAAAGTGTTAAAATGTCAAGCTTTATTCTGTGCCATGTGTCTTTTAATTTTGTCAATTTCTTTCATGGCTTTTTCTTGAGCTCTCTTTAACTTAAATTTAGATACATGTTCAGTAAAGTTTCTACCAATTGTATGGTCATATTCGTGTTGGCAGATTCGGCTCATCATACCATCTAAGTGTGCCTCTTGTGTTTTACCCTCTGTGTCTTCATATTTCATCACCACTTTTCTTGGTCTTTTAATACTTAGAAATACATATGGATAAGTTAGACAACCCTCTTTCATCAATACAGTTTCTACACTTGAAGAAATAATCATTGGATTAAACATTGCAATAGATAATCCTTTTTCTATAGAAGGATGGCCACCTGCAACAAACATATTAAATGGTAAACCTACTTGACTAGCAGTTAGTCCTATACCACCAAATTTACTCATACACAAAAACATAGCCTCTACAAGTTCTTTTCTATCTTTAAAATCATGTTCTTTTAACATGTCATCATTAAATGGTGCGATAGCTGACTGTACTCTAGGGTCTGTAGGTGGTATTAGTTTTAGTTCTTTCATATTGTTCCTAACTGTGTAAAGTTTTGATGTTTCTCAAACTTTATAATATTGGTAAATTTGTCAAATAGTATGTCACCTTTATGTGATATAATAAAGATGTTTTCTTTTTCTAATGTTTTAATAATTTTAAAGAAGTCATCTGTACCTTGGCCATCTAAACTACTATCAAAGATTTCATCAAGTATTAATAGATTTGTATTGGTACTATTCTTCATTCTAGCAATATCACGCCAAGTAAATAGTAAGGCAAGGTCAATTCTCATTTTCTCACCCTCACTAAAGTTGTTGTAATTAAATGTATCTCTAAATCTTGATTTAACTGTTTCATTAAACTCTTCATCTAAATTAAATGAAATATAAAAGTCCATAGATTGTAGATACTTGTTAATTAAGGCATTCATAATTGGTACATACTTACGAATAATCTGTGCCTTAGCACCTTTGTCGTTTAGTATTTCTCTTAATACATCAACATAATCTTTTTCTTCTTGTACATCTGTTAGATTGGCGTCTGCAACACCTAGGTCAGCTGACATATCTGATAATGATTGTTTAATACTTTCTATGTCAACATCTCTATTTTCACTAATAGAAATCTCTTGCTGAATTTGGTCGCTGTGGTTCTTTAGACTTTCCAGACTTGCTGTTATCTTTGCTAAGTTTACATTCATGTCCTGTATCTTGTTTGATACCTTGCCAAATGCTGTTAACTTTTCTTCCTGTTTCGTTAGCTCTTCTACGAGCTGTGATAGTCCCGATTCTAGTTTGGAAATTGTTGTAGTTTCGTGATTGCATTTTTCTTCCTTAAATGTTTCGTCAATAGATTGTGTACACACCGGACATGTGTCATTCTCTTTGAAAAATTTTAAAGTCTTCTTATGTGTATCTAGGTTTTGTTCTATCTTGGTTTCGTATTTCTCTAACTCTTTTACCTTTTTTTGTGCTACATCTTGACCACTTAACTCATTTTGACTAACTGCTATCTGTTCATTGAGTTTTTGTAATTTTGTTTCATATTCTAGTCTATTTTTATTATTTTCTTCTAGTTTATTTTGCTGTGCCTTCTGGTTGTCGCTACCTTTGGTCTCCAGCGTCTTTAGATATTTTGCTTCAGTTTCATACTTAGTCTTTATTAACTCGCATTGGTGCCTCACCTCCGTCAACTTTTTTTGAAGGTCACTCTGTTGGGAACGCAATATTAAGTCCATAAGACCAAAAACTCTAATATCAAGTATCTCTTCAACAACTTCTCTTCTATATCTTGGTTTCATCTTCATAAAAGGTTCGTATGATGAAGAGCCTAATAAAACAACCTGAATAAAAGACCTGTAATTAAGTTTCATTATATTTGATTCAAGATATTTTTGATAATCTACATTGTTTGCGTCTTGATTAATTAATTTACCATCACAAAATATCTCAAATAGATTTGGTTTAATACCTCTTCTTATAATATAGTTCTTTGTACCTACATCAAACTCACATTCTACGACACAATCACCACCATTAATAGTATTGACCATTTGTTCTTTTTTAATAATTCTAAAAGGTCTATTAAACAAGACAAAACACAATGCGTCTAATAAAGTTGATTTACCTGTGCCATTTGTACCTACAACCAAGGTGGTTTGTGACATATCTAAAGCAACTTCTATTGGTTGATTACCTGTAGATAAAAAGTTCTTATAAGATATTCTTTTAAATAGTATCATTCACTAGCTTCCATGTACAATTCTTTTGCAAATTGTTTTAATTTTTGTTTATCTAATTTTATATCAACTTGGTCAATATAGTTACCTAAAAATGTTAATGTATCTTCACCTTGTTCTAATATATCTTCTCTTACTGAAGCACCAATATCCGTAGGGTCTTCTACTACATCTATAGCATGTATGTTTATATGATTATATAATCTGTCCATTAATCTTTCATACATGTCACTATCTGTCTTGTTTGATATATAAAGTTTTACAAAACATTTGTCATATGATTTAATATCAAACTCATCATAGTTTGTTTCTTTATCATTATAAAGAATTTTTTTAAACATATAGTTTTTGTTTTCAATTCTTGATAGTTCTCTTGTTTCTGTATCAAAGATATGAAAACCTTTAGGACAATTATAGTCTGACCATGTCATTTCATATTGAGTACCTAGATAATAAATATGACCATCATCTGATTTTTTATGAAAATGGCCTGATAACACCTTTTCAAATCTTTTAAATATAGATTTTTCTAATCCATGGTCATTAAAATGGCCATTGTGCATTTCAAAACCTTTAACTTCTAAGTGACCCATTGCGATAGTAGCTTGTGTACTTTCAATGGTTTTAATACTTTCTGCTTCATTATCATCACAAATCCAAGGTATAAAAAGTATAGGTAGATTGTCAAATTCTACTGTAGTTGAATGAGTGTAAACCTTGGCATTTTTAGATATATCAAGGTTCTGCATAGCATTTACTTCGTTTGTATTTTTATAATAAGTATCGTGGTTACCAATAATAATATGTGTATCAATATTTAATTCATCTAGCCTATTCCAGAATACCTTTTTAAAATTGTGTGCTGTATTATGGTTGATAAACTTTCTTCTATCAACAACATCACCTAAATGCACTAAACATTTAATATCATTTTCTTGTAAATACGGAAAAAACAAGTCATTATAAAACTTGTTTTGATATTCAATAAATGCTGGCGAATCATTACGGCACCCAAAATGGGTATCGTTCAATAAGGCTATCTTCATTTTTTCTTAGTTTTCTTTTTTACTGTTTTCGTTTTTGCTGGTTCATCTGAGACCATATTTTTCTGTAAGAATTCTGTAAACTGATTTTTAAATTCTCTATCCTCACCTGGTTGCAATGCCATATCATCATAATTAGATTCTTGAATCATCCGTTGTTTAATTGTTATTTGTTTCTTTTCTTTCTGGATTCTTCTTATAAATGCGTAATAGATTATTTGCGTGAAATATGCAAAAGGATTGTTTGAAGTTTTTGGATTAAAATTATCTAAATATTGTAAACAGTTTTCAATACCATCACTAATCATATCATCTCTAAAAGTATAATTAATAAAATTAGGTCTGTATGAAAGGTGGTTTGCTATCTTTAAAAAACATTCACCAACATAGTCGGGGACTCTTGGTTTGTTTTTCTTTTCTTTCTTAGCTTTGTCAACAGATTTCTTATATTCGACCATAGCGGCCAAGAATTCTTTGTTGTTGACATAGTGTTCCGATTTCTTTTTTGTTTGTGCCATAATATCCTCACTATATAATAATTTAGTAAAATTGTCAATGCTGATTGATGTTCATTCCACGGTTGACAATGTTTTTTATTTGCGTATAATAACGGTGTCCGTTTGCATAAAGACACTTAAAGTACCTAGTGTAATGTTGGTTCATCCTCTTCATCATCCAACTCTCTAAAGATTTCATTCATTTTTTTATTCTCTTCAGCGGTAAACTCTTTTCTGTGATAGCCTTCATCTTTTTTAGGTTTATCTAAGTTCTCATAGTTTTTTACAATATCATTATAACTAGTTGACATTTCTAAGGAGGCGTTGGTGATTGTCATTATTTTATCTTTAGGAATAGTAATAATCTTATCACTTGTATAGTTAGTCCAACGAATCATTGCTATATAATCTCTAAACCCCATTGGTGTCATCTGAGGTACATATTTAATTTGTAAGGGTTTTTCTAATCTAATTAAAGGACCATTGTCAGGCAACTGTTTGTCGCCAGTAGGTAGAACGGTAACAATGTCGTCACCATTAATTAGTTTTATTATTTTAACTTCTGGTTTCATTGTTTAACTCTATGTTGTGTATCTCATAATCAAAGTCTTCTTCACTATAGATATTTATCCTTTCCCTAAAATGGGCTAATGTGTAGTTTTCTTTTTCATTATAAGTTAAATCATCTGATATATCATACAAAGTAGCATGACTATTGTTATCTTTTAATCTAAGACCACGACCAATTGATTGTAAGTTTCTTATCCTAGATTTAGAAGGACTAGCAAAAATAATGTTATGCAAATTCCTAATGTTAATGCCTGTAGAGAAAGTACCATATGACGCAACAATAATAGCTCCGTCAGCCTTCTCTGTAATTTTTCTAATTTCTTCTCTTTCGTCTGTGTCAACTCCTCCGTGAACATAAAATACCTTCTTGTCTGTTGCTTTATCTTTTATTGATTCGTATAAGTCCTTGCCATGTTTTTCAACATACTGAAATAAACATAATGTATTACCATTTAATCCAGCCGCCAAGTTTCTAATAAACTTATTTCGTTTATCAGATTTGACTATGTAATCCATTTCTTCTTGATATGTCATGCCACTAGCATGTTTACATTCAATAGCACCATGTTTTAATATTAAACAGAATATTTTTAAGTCAGCTAGTTGTTTCTTTTCTTGCAACTCTACTGTAGAAACTACTTTGTTAACAGTACCAAACAGTCCCTCTAGTACCAACTTATGTGTATGTGTACCATCTAAAGTACCTGTTAATCCTACTCTATATGGACATTTTTCTAATTTTGTCAATATCTTTGTAAGTGAAACAGCCTTAAATAAATGTGCCTCATCACCAACTATCATACCAATGTCTTTGAAATATTTTTTAGGTTGTGTGTAAATAGATTGCCATGTAGATATAATTACAGGTTTATTTGTTTCTTTTGCATGACCTTGATATATTCTATGTACATATTTTTCAGGCGACCAACCATAATCCTTAAAGTCTTTAAATAACTGTTCTACTAAAGATGTAGTCGGTACAATAATTAAGATTTTTTTCTTATCTTGTTTTAACCGTAAAATGTTAAACCTAATAAGAAGATAGACAATAAGAGATTTTCCGCTAGCTGTGGGTGAAAGTAATAAAGTCCTATTTTTTCTAACTGCATGTATAAATGCCTCCTTTTGATAATCCCTAACCTTAAAGGGAATATTTAGTGCTTCAATAAATTTGTCGACCTTTGCTTCATCAACCTTTGTATCTTGTATTTTAGTTCCGTCAACAACTTGTACATTATTATCTTCACACCATTTTAATATATATGGATATAGACCAACATAAATTTGGCCAGTCTGATATGAAAACAATCTAATCTTTCCGTCCCACACTCTATTTCTAAACTGTGGCATAAACTTAAAACCAGGTACCTCAAATGTAAAAAATTGACCTAGTTCTCTTCTTATATCTTCATCTGCCTCAATTTTTAAATAGACATCATCTTTTTTATCTATAATTAAATATCTTGTTAAAGTCATGCAAAGGGCTTTCCTACTATCCAACCTACTAAAGATTTTCTTATACCTTTTGTCACAGGTTCTACTTTGTGCCATATGTGACTAGGAAAAGTAATCATAGTTCCTGTTTTTGGCTTGAGTGTATCTACTAAATTTTTATTTGAATCTGGATGTGGTATACTAAACTTTAATTCACCACCTTCATAATCTTCATTAAGGCATAAAGTAAAACTTAATTTTCTTATAAGACCATTATCATATGGTGTTGTGTGACTATCAACATGCCAATCATAATGGTCACCAACTTGATAAATTGAATATTGTAAGGGTTCAAACTCTCTCAATAGAAAGTTCCAATTGTTCTCTTCATTTGCTAAATTTACAAACTTAGTTAATTCTGGTATTGTTTCATTATTCAACCAAGAAACTAAAGAGCTTCTATTACTATTATCGCCGTCTTTTATTTCTGATTTTTTAATAGTAGCTGATTCACCCTTTGCAATAATGTCATTGCATATTTTTTCGTCAAAGACTTTTTTGGTGTGATATATTTCTTTTAGATACATTAGATAGCACCACTAGTAAACTTACGCCAATCAATTGCATTTTTTATTGTGAAAGTTCTATTAGTGATTTGTCTAATTGTTCTATCTAAAAAATCAACACAAGCTTGTAAGTAATCTACTTTCTGTTTA